AACCAGACGGAACGGGTTGGTGTTAAAGTACTCGATGGACTGAAGCTGAGACCGAGCAGTCTTCGTAAGGAAAGACCGACGCATGGCCTCGACGATAGCGTCCATGATAGGAACGATAGTGCGCTCGCGGTAGTTCAACATAGCTGCCTCATCGGCAGTACCATTCATGATCTCAGCAGTGAGACCAAGCTGGCCGTAGAGCATCTCCATCAGATACTCGATCTGATTGAGAAGATTATTCTCAGCAGGCCGATTCAGCTGGGTGATCTTCTCGGTTCCATCAGTATAGGCAATGCCGTACTTGCTGCCCTTGAGCTGGAACTCGATGTCTTCACGCCTTTGCTCAGCTTGCGCCTTACGAGCGTCTGACTTAATGACATACGGGAGCTGGATGATGAGGTCAAGCTTCCCGGAACCAGACTGCTCGTCAATAGCGTCAAGAAGATTGAGCTTACGGATCAGTCTCTGAAGAGTCGAGTTCGGCTCATTCATCACTGAATATAGAGGGTTCTCCACAATGGCTACGAGCTTCTTGTCAACCGTGATTTCCTCACGCCGACCGGTCGCCTCGTTATAGAGATTTACCTTTACTTTCTTTGGGTACCAATTAACGATATCGCCAACGCGAATCGTCTTGATGTCGTAGCCTCCGGTCTGGTTTGGATCCAGAGTTGTGTCCACAGGAACCAGAGCAGCGACGCCCTTGTCAAAGAGAGTCGAGACAATGTCCTGTCGGAAAGCACGAGCAGCTTGGTCGATGTTTGCCTCTGCCTTAAGACAGTAGTTCAAAGCACTGTCCACATCTCCCACGTATCGATCACTCTCGTCAAGACGAACGTGACGAATTGCGTTAGCTGCCACGTCAATGCTGATACGAGTGTAGATAGAGGAGATGATAGAGCGCTCGTTAGACATGAACGACCTAGGTCGATCTGGCCTAATTGTGTAGTTTGGACCAAAGTCAAAAGGCTGAAGTCGATTCTCTACATTCTGGTTCGTGAAAGCATTCCATGCGTGCGCGAGTCGTCCGCCGATACCCATGTGTCACCCCCTTCCTTGAAGTATGTCATTCAAACGCCTCCTTGTGGGCCTTGAAAGCGACATACGCGTCCATCAGTGCGGCCACGTTGTCGATCTTTTCTTCCTGACGCTTCTTGAGAAGCTTCCGGTTTCCATTTGTGTCTTGAACGGTGATGGCATTGCCCATGGTGAATGACATTAGAATCTGGTCGAATATGAGCATTCGCTCCTCGCTCAGAATCTTCAGTTCACCAAGGGGAACCGATTCAGTTCGTGCTCCCTGGATAACCTTCTCAATAGCGAAGGGTCCGTTTTCCGCCTCCCAACGGCTCACGAACTCCTTTGCGTTATAAGGGTCATACCCAAAAGCTCGAACATCGTACTCTTCCCTGAGGATGAAGTTATCGAGGTCTTCGTAGACCTCCATCATATCAAGGACCGTTCCATTCATGACATGAAGGCTTCCTTCAGCTCGGAACTCTTCATACTTTGCTCGTAGTGCACCAGGAAGCTTCATCATGGTTAGCTCGGTGATGTAACTTCGAGTCTTTACGCCGAACTTGCCATTGCGAAGAGGGAATAGGAACGTGAACGCACAGAAGTCGTCACCTTGTGAAAGGTCAGCTCCAAGAGCGCAAGGCAATTGCCAGAACTTGTGAGGGCGATGCAGAAGGGTTTCTTCGTATGTGAAGAAGTAGGTGTAACCCTCCATAGGAAGACCAAAGCGCTTTGCCAGGATGTCGTTGCGAGAGGCTGGCGCCTTTTCGGCTCTTTCTACATCTTTTTGGTAGGTAGAGTAAGAGACCGTCTTCCCGATGTTAGGCTGGGCCTTGACCCACATGGCCGGGTCGGCCACTTCGTCAATGTTGTCCAACTTGTAGTGCCAGATGGAGACGTGTGGCGCATAGAAGTCTCCCTTAAGGATGTCAGATAGTTCCATTTTGATGGTGTCACCAGCTCCGCTTCGAACAGTTCCTTCAGAACTGATAGCTATGATCAAGTAGTCGTCAATCTTCGAAGCACCCTGTTCGATAGCTCCAATGACATCCTCCCGAACGTCGCCAGACAACCATTCGTCAACAGTGTTGATCTTGGTACGAAGACTTTGAAGCTTGTTGATCGACATAGGTCGAATCTCAAGGATTGAGTCAGTCAGGAAGTTCTGGATACCCTTCTTAGTGGGAACCAGCTTCTGCCTATTGGCTCTTGACCCCGTGGTGTTCTGTAGTGACCCCTCAGTTAGGAACTTGAACAGGGGTCCACGACTTCTAGTGATGGCCGTCCGGATGGGGGACATCACTTCCTCGGCCTGCTTCATGGTAGGAGCAGTAGTGATCTGGTGTGTCGTGGAGGTGTCCACCACGAGGAAGTAGGCCTGGAGGCAGGTGGCGTACATCGACTTAGCAGCGCCTCGAGCAACGATAAGGTATTGCTTAGTGGTTAAGCGCCTCTTGACAGTCTTGGTGACGTAGCGTCCACCATGACTGTTGGGGTCAGGCTCATAGTCCTGAATGTCCTCGAAGTAGAACCAGCTAAGAATAGCTTCGGCCCACAACTTGAATGTAGGAAGAAGCTTAAGGTTTTCGCCATCAGTAAGAGTAAGCTCGTGTTCGCAGAAGCGAATGAATCCCTCGATAGCTTGATCATCATAGTAGAAATTCGGGTTGGCGATGAGCGCATCAATTCGGTTCATCTCCAAGTTAACTTCCTTGTTTACAGGAATGTCCCCTCGAAGAACCGCTTCACGAAACTGACCGTAATAAATCGGCACTGCTGTATTTGATAGGCTCATCGCCAACCCTCCTTTCACGGAAGCTGATCCTGCTTCTTCTTTTTGTCTTTCTTCTGCTTGTCTGCTCCAGTCAAACGATCAACCAGATCCTGACGACCATTCTTTGCAAGCAGACTCTCGGTCTTGAGTCCGGCTTCAGCCTTAGCTACTCGCTTGATCTGTTCCTTACCAACCTCAAGAAGCAAGTCATGCACAAACTTAGCAGTCTTCTGCTTGCGCGTGGCAGCCTTAAGGACCGGAGGAGGAGGCGGAGGGGCAAGCAGCTGCTTGTACTGTCGCTCGAGATTCATCCGATTGATAAGATTCTGCATCTCCTGGTTAGAGAGATGAGCAGGATCCTTAGAACGAGCCTCCATAGCGGACTTGAAGTCTGTCGAGAGCTTAGCCTGATCCTCAAGCGTCTTATGTCCGGCATCGACACGCTTCTGAAATTCATTGAGATGCTTTGGCTTGCCCTCTACAGAAACAGATACCGAACCGTCCGTATGACTCTTGACTCCAGGCTTGACTGAAATCTTCTTAGGATCATACGGAACCTTTAAACTCTGCCCCGTTACTGGATGAACAACCGAAAGAGCTGCCGTTTGACCTCGGTCGCGACGAACGCCCCACTTCATACCCTTCACGCCGTGATGGGCGAGAGCGGGATCTAATGTTTCCATGTTACCTCCTCTCGTTATTAACCAACCGGCTGGATAGCCGTGCCGTCCCACCAACCCTTAGCCTGGCCGCTTCCAACCACACTTGCGTGCTTTCTGATTCGAGCGGGAGAAAGGGCCTTGTCATAGAACGCAGCATCATCAATCGCAATACCTGCGGAAAGGTATGATGTTGTATCTTGGGGTGTCATGCCGACTGAAAGATAAGTTGAAGTAGCAAGAGCTGCAGTAGCACCGATGTTTGACGTAAACCAGACTAGCTCGCCATTAACATAAAGGGCATACTGATTCCCAGCCATCTTAACAACAACCAAATGGTAGTCAGAGCTTGGGCTAAAAACAAAACCTGTGTCGAACCAGTTAATCCCGTGAAGTCCGATGTTAAGTCGGTTCCCAAGCTGATCTGAACGAGCAGCTGCTCCAATTCCAATATCCCAAGACGTTCCAGCTGGCCCGAAGCCAAGGAACGCTCCCTTATATGAGACTGTTCCTGCTGGGATTCGAACTCGACACTCCAGGCTAATTGGTCCAGAGACCTTAAGTCCAGGAATGTCAGTTCCTGGAGTCCACAGACCAATTTCAGCAGTTCCTGACCCAGAAGCAGCAAAGCCGCCATCCTTCGATACAGAGGCTGCGCCTCTGACTACACCAGCTCCAGCGGTTAGCGGTCGACCGCCGCCAGAAGAATCAGCAAAGACTCCTGACGTTTCATCCATCTTGTAGAACGCAACAGGCGCGTCTTCAAGGATAAGAGCTGCAGGAGACTTCGACTTCTCAAAGACAAGAACTCCAGTAGGAGTTCCTGCAGGAACAGCAGCACCCGCGTCCAGAAGAACCGGAAAGAGATCAGCTCTAATCCAGTTTGCATCCGCACCGGGCGTCGACGTATTGTTGTCGATTGATGAGCGGTAGAGCTTGCCGTTGTACTCAACATACTCGTTGAGCATGTACGGATCAGCTGTACCGAAAAGGGTAATACCAGAGAAGCGCATCATTTCAGACGCAGTTGCGTAATCATAGGTACCCATAGACCGGAATGTAACTGTA